ATTCTTTTATCATTGTTGTTTGGTCTTCGTAATGTCAGCTTCTATCTTCATTACCGGCTATTTCCTCCACGCTGGAGAAGAGACACTCGGAGTTGTAAAGGCATTGTGCGGTGTGGCGATTTGGTTTTACTCAACGAATATCGTCCGTAACTGGAGGATGATGCTTGTCGAGAATACTACGATGTGGAAAGTAGCCGGCTTTGTTTATTACGTTCTGACACTGAAAGCAATCGACAAAGTGCCGTTCCTTAGCGAGTATCTTAAGAGCTCGCACGTTGATGTAGATGATGATAAACCAAAATTTGATTAGACATGGCAAATTTTTCGATAGCGGAGCTGGTACAATCCTGCACCGCTGAACAATTAAAGATAAACAATAACCCTCCTTCTATTGTGAGGGTTCATCTAACAGAGACGATTACGCTCTTAGAGTGCATCCGTGCGGAGTGGGCAGAATATTGCGAGCGTCACGACCTCGGTACTCCTGCTATACGCATTACAAGTGGCTATCGCTCACCAGAATTGAACAAGGCTGTAGGAGGTGTGAAAAACTCTGCTCATGTCACAGGATATGCCGCAGACTTGCAGCCTGTCAATGGTAAGCAGGATGAGTTTGAACGTTTCTTTGCGACAGAGTTCTCGCGGATGGGGTATGCTTACGACCAAATCATCGTCGAGAGGTCTAAGTCCTCTCGCTGGGTGCATGTAGGGTTTAAGCGTGCTGATGGAAAGCAGCGCAGACAATGTTTCACATTAAATGTATAGTTATGGACGACAAAGAAATTAAATACTACGTGTATTCAATATTAACCCTCATAGGGTTACTTGTACTTACGGCTCTCTGCCTTACAAGCTGTTCTCATAGAGTGTATGTTCCTGTGCAGTCTATTCGCACAGATACTATCTACATGTCAAGGAAGGATAGCGTACATATCAAGGATAGCTTAATCACTCGGCAAGTGATTAACATCCGTGATAGTGTCGCTATTCATGACAGCGTTGTCATCATCAAGGACGAGCAAGGCAACGTCAAGGAACGGCTTATAGTTCGTTATCGTGACCGCTGGCATGCGACACAGGACAATCTGATGCTTCAAAGAATGATTGACCGCTACAAGGCGAGCAATGACAGCCTACGTGCTACCAAGAAGGAACACATCGAGGTTCCTAAGGTCATTGAGCGAGAACTAAGCCGGTGGCAGAAAATCAAGATGGATGTAGGCGGATGGGCAATAGGTGCTCTCTCTGCTACTCTGTTAGCTGCTATTGCTTATATCATTATATTGCTTCTGAAAAAGTATAGACGGATTTAATGAAGCATATCAAGCTACATCTCACAGAGAGCCGTACGAAAGATAACCGTTTCGCACAAGCATCTATCCGTGGCATTGAAGACAATACGGGTGAGAATTTTACGAGTTCTCACCCTAAACTCCTTCAAGACATCATTTGTCATGCGCTATCTCTTGCGCACGGTGTCGAGATAGAGGGCAACAACGGTTTTACATACACATTCCCGTTCAGATTATCATAACATGGCGATAGAGAAGTTATACTTAGAACACAAACAGACAGGCGGACGACTGACCGCTGACGAGTTTAACAAATTGCCTGAAAAGGTCAACGAGTTAATCGACGCACAGAACTCCGAGGAGGAACGTGTGAAGAAGACGATTGCAAAGAATCGTCCTACGCTTGGGCAACTCTCAAACGTGAATAGTGAGACAGACGAACTCACATCCGAGACGTGTGTACTCGTATGGAATGGCGACGAGTGGGTCCCTATGAAGCTGTCTGAACTTAATATTGGGCAAGGTGGCGGAGGACAACAGCAATCTATTCTCTATTATCTCCGTGCCATCAATCAGTCGCCTTCTACTACGCTATCGGCCTCTAAGTCAGCAGGTGAGTGTGCTATTCGATTTATGTTCGTGTCACGCACTAAGGATTTTGGGCAGGCTGATTATGTTGACTCTGGCGAATGGGGAACGTACGAAATATTCGCCAAAGCAGGTGATGGTACTTTCGTCAGTAAGGCTCGTGGTCGCTGTCAGTCGAACACAGTTACGACTGTTGATGTATTCAAGTTCCTTGAGAGCGGACAAAATAACATCATGGTAAAGATTACAGGTGAGGTGACAGGACAAACCTCTCCTGCGTTAGTCTATTCAATCACACTGTCTGCCCTCTTCCTTTCTATTTCTGAGTTTAACTGGTGGAAGGCTTATCAAGGCGACATTGTCTTGCCGTGTTACATTAGCGGTAACATCTCTAAGACGCTTCATGTGAAGATAACAGGTGAAGGCTACGAGCAGACGTATGAGCGTCAGTTCGGTACTGCAACTTACACATCTTCCCCTGTCGCTTACACCGTGCCATTTACGAATAAGACTGGTATCTTCCATCTCTCTGCTTGGCTATCAAATGAAGACAACACCGTGCAAACTACGCCAGTAGGCTACGACTTTATGGCGGTAGCTAATAACGAGGCTGTGAAGATGGTCGTTGTTAATAATAAGGCAGAGAAACTGCTGAACTGGTATGAAAATAAGGTGTTGGAGTACGCTGTATATGACGGCAAGGCTGTTACGACACCGCTGTCAATCCTGATGAAGAAGGATAACGAGGTCCTTCAAGAGAATGTTTCTGAGAATACTCTGACACAAACAAAGATGCAATACACCCTTTCGCTTGAGGTTGAGACTATAGACAACTCCGACTTTACAGCGTTAATTGGGTTCAGAACTCACCCAACTGACGAGGTGCGTTTGCGTGACGCTATTCCTTTCCCAGTGGATAACTCGCAAGGTTACTCTGCAACAGCTGGAGCGGTATTCTATTTGAATGCTAAGAACAGAAACAACACCGACACCGACCGTAATATCCTCCGTAATCTCATCAATACCGAGCATATCGGTGCTGAGTGGCAGAGCGTTGCCTTCTCACGTGACGGCTGGGTGACGGACGATGAGGGTGCACGCACATTGCGACTGCTCGCTGGTTCTCGATTGACAATAGATTACAAGCCATTTGAGAAGGAAGCTGCTCAAAGCGGTAAGACTATCGAGATAGACTATCAGATTAATAACACCTCTGATTACGATGCTGAGTGTATCTCTATTGCAATGCCTTATCAGAAGGGTTATATCGGATTGAAGGTGAAGCCTTCTTCTATTATGTTCGCAACTCGTAGCGAGCGTAATCCTGATGTGCAGGCAATGAGCACAGATGATGGTGTGCGTATTCGCCTGGCACTCGTGATTAGTCCTAAGAAGTACACTTATGTACTGAATGGAAACACGTATTACCTTAACCTCGTCTATCTCTATATTGACGGCATTGAAGCTCGTAAGTTCGCCTACTTGCTTACCGATTCTATGCAGATAGGTTCAGGTGGTGGTATCGTCATAGGCTCTGATAAGGCAGATGTTGATTTGTACTCTATTCGTATCTATGACAGCGCAATGGACGCTGCTAATGTACATCAAGACTATATCAATGCTCTTGCAACCGTAGGAGAAAAGAGTGCTGAAAAGTTGGACAATGACATCTATGACACCCTCGGTACCACGGTTGACTTTGATAAGGTGCGTGGCAAAGTGAATGTCTTTACTTTCGACAAGCCATTGCCGGCTTATGAATATGGCAAGTCATATCGTCCTAAGGGAACACTTGAGATATATCCTAAAGACGGTAACACCAACCTTAACCGCTTGACGATTACCAATCTTCAGCTGCAAGGTCAAGGTACATCATCTATGCTTTACTACCTATGGAATTGGAAGGCGAAGGTAGCTAAGGATACTACTATTGTCTATGAGGACGGTCAGACAGCACAGAAAAAGTTTGAACTCTTCAAGAACCTGCCTAAAATCTCTAAGCTGACAGCGAAGAAGAATATCGCTTCTTCTATGCAATATCACAAGTTAGGTTCTGTAAACTCATATACCGACCTATGGAAGGCGGTAGGCTTAACTAATGAGGGTATCGAACAGGATAGCGAAGCACGTGTCTCTATTTACCAAGAGACATTCGTTGGATTTGAGAAACAGACGGCAGAAGACGGTACTGTGACGTACAAGTTTGTCGGTCTCTTTACAGTTGGGCCAGATAAAGGTGATGCTGCGACATTCGGATATGACAAGGACCTTTTCCCTGACCTCTTATCTATCGAAGGCTCTGACAACTCGCCACGCCTTACCTTGTATCAAGTCCCTTGGGACAAACGACGCATCCGCTACAATGCGGAGGAAGAAGCCTATCAGTACCAAGTATCTGAACTCTCTTGGGAGAATTGTTGGGACTTAGACTATGCCGACCTCCCTGCCGATGATAAGACTACAGCAGATAATGAGACCCGTCAGCGAGCAGAGCAACTCGTAGAGTCGTACATCACTGCTTATAACATCGTATATCAGTGTAATACGTTCATTGAACCTTTTAACGGTACGCTTGACGAGTTGAACGCTGACCCTCATTCAACACATATTGAGTATTGGATTGCAAAGGAAGGCGACCCGAACCAATACAATCTATACTATTACGATAGCTTGTATAAGAAATTCTGCCCTTCAACTCTCGATAGCGGTGTGTCGGTAGTTAATCTTCGTCAGCAGTTGGTCGGAGATAAGTACGGATTGACTGAGACGATATTTAGCTCAGTTAATGATGTCGCTAAACTCAATGAGTTATTCAAGGCAGCACGCATTCAGAAATTCCGTGCCGAGCAATCCCAATACTGGGACATCATGGACTTACTTTATCATCAGTTATACGTAGAAGCGGTGGCAGCGACCGATAACTGCGCAAAAAACATTTATCCTTATAATTTCAATGCAGAATAGATATGGCAAAAAGTAAATGTAAATTTCGTCAAGATGACCTCGATACTATCTTCACAGTCATTAACCAAGGATTGATGAAGAAACCCTACTCGGTGGAAT